TGTGAAATATTACGAGGGAGCAATCAGTTATACAGAGATTGAGAACTCCCTCACGATACCAGAGATATTAGAACTCAACCGTAGTGCAACCAGAATTGAGGCAGAGAATAAAAAAGCCACAGAAGACGCAATGCGGAGCGGTAAAAGAAGGTAACAGGACAATACAGGAATAAACACAATGGCAAATTACAGTATCGCATATTTACTTGAACTTAAAGACAGATTTTCGGCAATAGCCAGAAATATAGCCAGAAATAATGAGGCATTGAAACGCACCTTTGACGGATTGGAAAAGTCTGTCAGAGTTGCGAATGTCGGCTTATATAAGGCACAGAAGTCATTAAAACATTTTGGGGAGAGTTGCAATAATATCGGTGGCAAGATAAAGGGTATTGGAAGTAATATGAAGGAAGTATCCGTAGCCGTGGGTGCAATTTTCTGGAAAAGTTTGAAAAGTTGGGAAACACAGGCAAGTGCGATAGCGACATTGGAGAATAACCTAAAAAGACGGCAGGAAAGTCTGGGGTACACTTCCGAACAGATACAAAAAATGGCAAGCGAAATGCAGGGTAAGAGCATTTTCGGAGATGAGAGCATAATTCAGAATGTTACAAATCAGTTGCTAACCTTTGATAAGGTCAATGGAGATACCTTCAAGAGAGCAAACCAAGCCGTGTTAGATATGACTTCAAAACTTTATGGAGTGAATGCAACGGCAGAGCAAATGCGACCTATTGCGTTATCCGTAGGGAAGGCATTACAAAATCCTGCAGAGGCAATGAACAGTTTAGGAAGGGTGGGTGTTAAATTCACCGAGCAACAGAGAAAAGCCGTGAAACAGTTAGTTGCCACAGGACAGAGTGCAAAGGCACAGGAGTTCATATTACGAAGTCTGGAAAAACAATATAATGGAAGTGCAGAGGCACTCGGAAATACGCAACCGTTAAAGCAACTTGCAAACGCATTTGACGATATGCTTGAACCTCTCGGACAAATAGTACAGGAATTTTTAATACCACTTGTAAAAGTTGCTACAAGTGCTATTGGAGTATTTAATAACTTCCCGAAACCGATTAAGACCACGATTGTAACCATAATGGGATTGATAGCGATTGCAAGTCCTCTCCTTATGGTAATTGGAAGTGTAATACAGGCGGTGGGTACAATAGCCACAGTAGGAAGTACAGTTCTGGGGGTAATTAGAGGTTGGCAGATTGCAACGAAGGTTATGACGGCAGTACAATGGGCGATGAATGCGTCATTGTATGGCTGTCCTGTTGTTTGGATAATCGCAGGAATTATTGCAATAATTGCTATAATAGTCCTTTTGGTAAAACATTGGGATAAAGTTGTGGCATATTTGAAGTTTGTTTGGGATTTTTGGGTAGGAGTATTCAAAAATATCTGGGCATTTATGCAGGAATTTGTCGCAGGAATAGTACAGAAGTTTGCAACGATTTGGGATACCGTAAAGAGTGTATTTAGTGCGGTAAAAGAGTTTATTAAGCAGAATTTCATAAATATTTTACTCACGGCACTCGGTCCAATAGGACTTATCATACAGGGAATAATGAAAGTAAAAGACCTTATAGGACAAATCGGCAATGAGAGTGCAGATATTAAGGTAGAAAAGCAGATAACGGCTCAAGACGCAACCAATAAAAACTCGGTTGATGTCAATGGTAAGATTGAAGTATCCGCTACAAACGGCAGTAAGGTTAATAAAACATCAAGTAAAACTACAAGTAAGGCAAAAGGTAAAGTCGGATTTAATCTGGCAAAAGCAGGAGCATAGAGGCAAATGAGCATATATGAGAGAATACGAAAAGGCAGTTACAGGGGTGCGGAATTTGATATTATCAATGTTGGCAGAACGAGGGTAAAAAAGAATACCGAACACCAGTACGCAAATAGTGTACGCAGATATATTGAGGAGAGGGGGGTGCAAAATCAAGATTTCACCGTAACACTCTCCATATTTGGCAGTAATGAAGATTATTTTGAGAAAAGAGATGCACTCCGTACGGCATTAGAGGCAGAAGGTGAGGGAGTGTTGGTGCTACCGATTGAGGGAGAGTTCAATGTAAAATGCACGGAATTTTCAGATAGTCAAAACCTTTTAGAAACTTTGGGTAGGTGCGATTTTACCTGCACTTTTAAGGTAGTATCAGAGAATGAAAAGGCAGGAAATCCTGTCGCAATAAAGAATGGAAAAATCAGCCTCGCAAATAATGTTAAGAGTTTGAGGAGCAGAATTGCGAGTGTGGTTAATAATAATGTTGTGATTAGCAATGCGTTGAGTTACAGTAGTTCTCTCACGAAGTACACAGGATTTGCCAGAAGAATGGCAAGTCTTGCGACAGGTGCAACGAATGGAGCAGGATTGGGAAGTCTTGTAAGTAATTTTTCAGACGCAATGGCAACATTATTGGGCAACCCTGTATTATTAGGGAGTGCCGTCAATTCTGTTTTCAATCAATTTGAGGCAGTTTTTGATGTCGCAAATGTTCTGTTCTCCTCATCAGAAACCTTATTTGCGTTCGGGGATACGGATAAAAAATCCGTGTCCTTGAATACTCCCCAGAAGATAGAAATGGCAAAAAATCAACAGGTGGGTAATGCACAGGTGCAGATGAACGCAGTAGGAATTGCGTCTAACGCATTTGCACAAATGGAGTTTGAGAATGAGCAGGACTTGCAGGAGAAGGCAGACATCTTGACGGCACAGTTGGATAAAATTGAGCAATCGGACTTTATGAAAAATCCAGAGATTGAGGGAGTTGCGGACATTGCATATTACCTTAAAGAGATGAGGAATGACCTCGCAGATGTAATTGCAGAAAAGCAGGCAGATGTGCCAAAAATCACCCAGATTAGACCTAAAGAGGCAAGTGTAACGATGATTGCATATCGCTTGTACGATAATTTGGATAAAACAGAAGGATTGATAGCATTGAATGACATACTCAATCCAAAGAGTATTGAAGGCGATATGAAGGTGTATAGCAATGGCTGATAATGAAGTAGTTATAGAGATAAACGGAAACAATCTCACGGACTTTATAAACGGCTCTGTGGATATAAAATTTGACCAATTTTGCAATAGTTTTAGTTTTAAGACTACGAAGGATTTAGGCAAAGAGTATAATATCTTCCCAGAAGATGAGTGCAAAATTCTCATCAATGGGAAGGTAGCATTAACAGGGATAATTGACACGGTTAGTCCAAGTGAAGATCCAAGTGAGAGTACTGTTGATGTTACAGGGAGAGATAAGACCAGAGATGTTGTGGATAGCGATTTGCCAGAGGCGATAAATTTGTCTGGCGAATTTACTTTGGAAACGGTGATACAGAAGGTACTCACGGCATTACAATTAGACGGAGATATAAAAGTCGTCAATAAGTTGGGAGATGAATTACGCAGTTTTACGCAGGCGGATATAGTATCAGCAGAAGTTGATAAAAATGCGTTTGACTTCATCAATGAGTATGCTCAAAAGGTATCGGCAATCCTTATCACAGACGCAGAGGGCAATATTGTTATCACCAGAGCAGGAGAGGAGAAATACCCAGATAAACTCGTAAATATTTTGGGAGAAGGTTCGGAAGATAACAATATAATAACTTCATCGGCAGGGTACGACTATTCAAACAGATATTACAAATATATCGTATATTCCCAGAGCAACGCAAATACGAGTACGCAGAATGTGAGTATTAGTAATGTTGCACAAAAGGGGTACGCAATAGATGATGAGATAAGACCGAGCAGGGTAATGGTGCAGAAGGCAAATAATGCGTGCAGTAGTGAAGTTTGCACAGAGATTGCGACATTAGAGGCAAATATCCGCAGGGCAAACAGTTTGAGATATAGTTGTGATGTTTATGGATACGAAACGAATGACGGCAATTTATGGCAGGTGAACAAACTTATTGAGGTATATGATGAGGATTGCGAAATTGCAAGTGAATTGCTGATTAAGGGAGTATCATTTAATCTGGGAGAGGGTGCGGTAACTACATTGGAATTTGCATTAGCAGACGCATACACCTTGCAGGCAAGTCTTGACGAAGTGGACGGCAGGACAAATAAAACAAAAACGGCTAAAAAGAAGTCTGGCGGTAGCAAGAAAAAATCGTCAGACAAAACAATGTCAGACGCAGAGATAGATAAAATATTAGGATTTTAGAGGCAGAAGGACAAAATGGGAACAGAAAACACAGTAAAACTCGCAATAAAAGCAATGGGAATTGAGGACACAACTCCAACAGATAACGGAGAGAATAAAAACCCGATTCAACAAATGCAAATACAAACTTATGACGCAGTAAAACAATGCGGAAAACTCGGACATTACGGCTATTATGGTAATGCTCCGAAAAACTCATTGGTAGTGGTAATACAGGCAAACGGACAGGAAGAATGTTTGTATGGTGCAGAAGACGATGTTAATAACAGACCTCGTGGACTAAAAGAGGGGGAAGTTATGGTGTATAACACTCTCACCAAAAATTACATATATCTTGATGAGGAAGGCAATACGAGGGTATATGCTAAAAAGGATATGAAATTGAAGGTTGAGGGAGCAGTAAGTATCACGGTAGTTGGAAATGCAGATATTACCTGCCCACAGAGTACATTGAACGGTAATGCCATTGTTAATGGAGATACCACAATGAACGGTAATCTCACGGTAACAGGAAATACCAGAGTAGAAGGCACAATGTCAGCAGGAGTTGTTAAGGCAGATAACGGTGCAACAGGTAGTGGCGATGTCGTAACCTATGCAGACGGCATTGTAACAGGGTAGAGAGCAGAATAACGAGAGGTTATGGTAAAATAAAATTATGGATACTATTTTAACGAATGATAAAAACCTATTTACAGATATTGAACTCCTTTATCGTGAGGAGAAGGGATACTACGACCTCGCAATCACAAGTACAGGGGATTTGAAAGCAGATAATTCCTTTGACACAGGGGTAAATTTGGCATTATTCACAGACGGCAGAGCAGACAAAAGTGAGGTAAGCAACCCAGAAGACCAGAGGGGTACAATCGTAGATATGTTCACAAACGGATATAGGAACGGCAGTAAACTCTGGTTATTAGAGCAAAGCAGATTAGACGCAGGAGCAGTAAACAGGGCGATTGATTATGCAAAAAATGCACTCAAATACTTCGTAGATTTGTCATTGGTGCAAAAAATTTCGGTGGACGGCTACCTAACATCAAAGGGAGTAGTCCTCGTAATTGTCGTAAAAGGATTGAATGGCACTATTGATAAATATAAATACGAAGCGTGGAGTAATAGTATATACAAACAATAAAGCAGGGAGAACAGGAAAATGGCATTTAATCCACCGAGCATAGAAGAAATTATTGACAGGGAGAAAACCTATATTAAGGAAGTTTTGAAAAGTCTTAATCCGACAGATCAAAACGCATTTTTGTATAGTTTGCTTGTGGCAATGGCAAATTTGAGCAACGATAACAATATGCAGTTAAAGATAGATATTATACCAAACTCATTTGTAACTACTTGTAAGACAGAAGACGCATTGCAACCATTTGCGGACATAAAAAGTGTACCAAAAAATTTGGCAACTGTTAGTAGTGGGAAGGCAGTAATTAGCGGTATTGCAGGCACGGTAATACCGATAGGTACAAACTTTTTGGCAAATGATGTAAAATACAGGCAGACGGCAACAGTAGAAATTGCAGAGCAGAGCATTGGTATTAGCAATATCTCCGCAAATGGCAGAACAGTAACCGTAACAACGGTGAGTGAACATAATTTTGCGAGCAACATACCAATAACAATTTCGGGGTGCAACACAGAGGCATTTAACGGCACATTTAACACGGTTACGGTAACAGGATTAACAACATTCACCTACACAATAGAAAACTCCGTCACGGCTACGGAAAGTAGCGGAGATTTAATTGCAAGTGCAACTATTGCAGTATTAAATTTAAGAAGTCAGACATACGGACAGATAACAAACTTGAAAAATGGCGATAGTTTGGCTATTGAAGGACAGATTGCAGGGGTGAATAATAACGCATACACAATGTTTAGCGGAATTTCTGGCGGTGCTGATGATGAGGCATTTGAGGAATGGAAAAAGAGAGTTGTGTATAGATTTCAACACCCTATAACCTACTTCAATGTAGCGAATATAAAGACGGCAGTATTAGCAATTTCGGGGAATACTAGATGTTGGGTGAAGGAATGCACACCGAATGTTGGGCAGGTAACAGTATATTTCGTTAGGGATAATGACGCAGATATACTCCCAGACAGTAACGAGATTGCAAAAGCAAAAGAGGCGGTAGAGGCATTACGCACGGTTAAGGATAGCAATTCAGATGTATTTGTATATGCACCGACATCAAAGGTGGTAAATTTCAACATCAGTAATGTTGTACCAAACACGGCAACAATGAAGACGGCTATTGAGAATAATATTAAACAATTCTTTGACGATAATGTTGATTTAGAGGCAACATTAAGTCTGGAGAAAATCAAATCGGCTATACAGAGCAGTTTTGATTTAGAAACAGGCAAACAGTTGGATACATACACTTTGAATACTCCAAGTGCAGATATTGTTTGCGGTACAGGTGAATTACCTGTTTTGGGTACAATAACCTTTTCGTAGGCACAGGGAATGGGGAGAACAAAGCAGATGATAGAAACAGGAAAAATAACATCACAGGCAGATTTGTTGGCAAGATATTTACCAGACGGAAAAGCGTGGAATGCAAAATTTATTGAAGAAAGTAATTTGCGAAAACTTTTGAAAGGTCTGGGGAAGGAATTTAGCAATATAGAGGAGCAAAATGAGTGGTTGAGGAGAGAGTTAAACATCTTCACCACTTATGACTTGTTGCCAGAGTGGGAGAAACACTACGGAATACCAGACGATGAGGGAGT